CCCCCATTTCTGTATATGATCTTCTGTTAAGCCTTCTACTGTATTTACTCTAGGTACTAGATAAACTTCATTGTCTGGGTTCTTTTCAACAAGAAGGGGGAGTATTTTAATAAGCTGTTCATTAGGTGTCTCGTCTGCATCAATTTGAAATATAAAATCCCCAGTACAGTATTCGGTTAACTTATTTTTCCAATCTGCGAAATGACCATCGAAATACCCCCTATAGAACTGTACGTTGGGTAGTTTATTAAACTTTGATAGGAAGATTTCTATCTCTTCTGTACCGTTTGCTTGGTCATATAGTATAACGATTTCATCTCCTATTCTTTTATTATTTAACAAGAATGGAAGGAGCTTCTGTATTTCAAGAAACTCATTACAGAGTGTTACTGCATATGACAATTTTATTTTACTCATAACGTTATTACTTTATATCATAAAAGTTTATAACTTCAAGGGCATCCATAAATTCATTCTGTTCAAAGAATTTTGCTTCCGGCATATCCATTTTATGGGTCTGATCTTTTGGAAAACTCTTTGTAGTTCTCTCTTCTGGAGTGATTCTAATAGCTTTTACTGCTGACCATTTCCATTCCTCTTTTGATGAACCGTCTAAGAATACCATTCCGCTTCCCGGTAAGGTAATGGTGGCGGGTGCCCATACTCTTTTGTCTTCATCTGTAAATAATAAATCCCTATATAGTTCAGGAGAAGTTTCTATTAAATCAGCTGTTACTTTTCCTCCCTCAGTCATTAGGGTTGAAGTTGTAAAACCACATCCTAAACATAACCATGTTGTTGTATCCTTATCTATGTGCTGCTCGTAACATGCATTTCCTTTGCATCGTTTACATTCTACTAATTGATCTTGCATAACTTATAATTTTGGTAACTCTAATTTAGGTAAATTTAATTCTATTTTCTTTGGGAAGATTGGTATTTTTTCATCTAAAATCTTTCCTAATAATTCTGTCATAGCATCAAAGCTAAATAAGCTTCTGCTTCTATGTCCTTGCCTTTTTGCTAATTCCAATAACTTCTTATAGTCTTTTACTATTCCTTTATATGCTGTTGACACCTCCCCGGCATCTGGTGTGAACCAGCTTGCTTCTGGTAAGATTACTTTTGGTACTGATGCTGATGAATGTACTTTTGTTAAAGTTCCTCCAATTAGAGTTGTGTACTCTCTATGTAAAAAATCTAGATGTGCAGACCAGGCTGAAGCTATAATAGGTTTGTTGGTTAAGGAAAACTCTAATAAAGGTCTTCCAAATCCTTCTCCTTTAGTTAGGCTAATCATTGCTTTTACTTTTGAATGATTATATAGTTCATTTATTTCCTCATCAGATACCTCTCCATGAAGAAGATATACGTTAGGTACTGTGCCTTTTACAGTTTTTCTAATACTGTCAATCTTATCTAATATTTTTTCTCTATCCATAATAGAGGTTGTAACTTGATGAGTTTTTAATATTAAGGCCGGTGAATTAGGTTTATTTTTAAATGTTTCTAAGAAAGATTTTAAAGTGTATCCTATATTTTTCCTGTCCTGGCCTAAATCTCCTTGCATCCAATGTCCCACTACCAGGTAGCAGAACGATTCTTTAATCCCATCTAACTGTTTATTAATTTCCAACTCCTTATTTGACTTGGCTGGGAAATATTTATTTATATCAGCTCCTTCAAATAAAACTTCAATAGGAGTTGTTATTTCCACCTTCCCAATTATACCTTTTGTTTTACTATCCTCTTTACTATACACCGAATTAATAAAAACATTCTTGCTGTGTTCTGATGAGGTAATTATTAAGTCCATGTTATTACATCCTTGAATCCAAGAAACATCACAAACTGTAGTCTCTATTCCGGCTGTTACTCCAATATTATACTTCCCTATTTTTTGGAATTCGTTTGGGACTGTAATTTGTATCCATACGTCTGGTTGGTCTTCTATTTTATCTATAATCTTAGAGATAAGATCTACTTCTTTGTGATCTTTTAAGTACCCAAATCTTGTATTACCCCATCTTTGGGATAATATCTTTATATCCCATTCCGGTTTTGTCTTTATTAACGCTTTGATAAAGTCTCTAGATCTTGCTGAATATCCACTATAACAGTCTATAGGACAGCTTATTACGCATGTTGTTTTACTCATCTTAATAACCTGTTAATTTATGTGTTATATATTTCTTTTCCTTTGGTTTTACTTTAATTAAATCAAAAGAGGGTCTTGGTTTAAATTCTTTAAATCCTTTTTCCAGTACCTTTGTAATATTAATACTCATTGTTGAGGCAGACATTTGCGATTCTTCTGATGTTACCCATTCTCTACCTTTTAAGCCGTTTACTTTTCTTTCTTCAGGAGTCATACTATATACTTTTAAAAAAGCTATTGCGGCATCTTCAGGTGAACATCTATCATCAAAAATATAAGGGGTTGGTACAGATCCTGTTAAGGAGATTGAAGACGGATAGACTGGTACTGCCCATTCCCCACACTCCCTAACTGTACCTCTATGGTTGGAAGGAAAGTCAGGTGAAAAATCAATCCACTTACCGTCTTTTTCAAACCTCATTTGATCTTGCATACCTCCTGTAACATTGGCAACAATCATCTTACCTGTCATCATTGCTTCTGTTAAAGATAAACCCCAACCTTCGTTTGATGAAAGCAGTACTGTAACGTCTGTAATATTGTACAGCATGTTCATTTGTGCTGGTGATATTCTTCCCTGTGAAAAGTACACGTTAATATAATCCGGGTCACAGAAAGCTTCTTTCACTGCGTTTAAATCTGTTCCGTTTTGGTCTATGGCCTGTGTATGCATTAGCAGTGCACATTTCTTGGAAGCTTCTTTGCCAATCATATCACAAAATATTCTATACGCAAGAATAGTATCTGCTGGATGTTTTCTCTGGATATTTCTGGAGTTAAAATAAATTATAAACTCTATGTTTGGATCCGGAATTGTGTTTTTTCTAAAATCTACTAATTGAGCATACAGTTTATGTTGCTCATCAATTGGGAAGAATGTAGTTTCATCAATACCGTGAGGAACATACTCTATAATTTTATCTTTAGCTTGCTCTCCTAATACAATCTCATTAATATTCTTAGTCTGTTTTGAAATTGCCATTAATACATCCACTGAATCGTAGTACTGTTTATTGTATAGGGGTGCGGGATAGTCATCCCAGATATTTAACCAAAAAATTGGAATTTGGGATCTAATCTCTCTTTCTATTTCGAATAACCATGTCCAGTATCTTGGATCTGTGAAGATAAAGATTGCATCTGGTTTTTCTGTTTTAAGGAGTTTTCTTATTATATCAGCATCTCCATAGCCTGTGTTTGGCCTTACAGATACGTTTGAATCAGATATACCAACTTTTTTATTTATATCTTCAGATAGATCAAATGTTTTTCCTATTTCTGGATGGGTTAATGCTGCACCTAAATTGAACCAATTAAAATGGTGTGCGGTTCCTACTACGAACTCTCTTGCCATTGTAGCTACTCCTGAGTGCATTCTAATATCATCACATAGCAATAAGATTTTTTTCCTTTCTGCTTTAGGTACGTAACCGAGTTTACTGTTCATTATTTTAATCTAATGTTATGTTGTTTGTGAAGTTTCTCTTTAAAGTCCCTATCCGTAAGATAGAGATAAATTGCCCGATCTGCAAGCTTTTTAAATGAAAAGTTGTCTTGCAAACAAGCCATTTTAAATTCGCTAAAAAGAGGTTGGGTTATTTTGACTGAGGTCAGTTTTTCTGTTTTTGGGATCATAACTTTCTATTTATTATATATAAATATATATTGTTTTACAAAACAGTCTTCCATTCATTACAAAGTTTCATTTTTCCTACATCGCAATAGGTACATGCAAACTTCTCTGGTGTTGTATTTTGTGAATGGTCTTTAAAAGTCATGTCTTCATTAAGCATATCTTTTAAGGTCTGTGTAAAAGTTTCTCTGAATTGTTTACTTTTTCTTGGTCCGATAGCGGGTCTAAACTCTTGTACTCTTTTTTGCATAGAAGCAAAATCAGCATTTACAGGTACTCTTCTCTTTAGAATAAAGTACTCCACGTTTATTTTTTCTACCGGTATATTAAACTGTTTAGAGAAGAACTCTCTATATAAAGCCACTTGTGCTATTTTTTTATCATCTTTCTTTTGGTAATCTTTCCATCCAGAAGTTGATGTCTTGATGTCCATTATCGTCCAAGTATCTGCTAAGGGACTGTAAAATACTAAATCTACTAATCCTTTAAACATCACCCCAGGGGTAATTTCCTGGTATAGTAAAGTTTCTACTCCGGCAAGTTCCATAGTTTTAGTAGAAAAATACCCTGCTCTATTCTTTTTAAGATAATCTAAAATATGTTTTCCATCTAAGTAGAACTCCTGTAGTACCTTAGCGTTTATACCCGGGTCTAATGTACCCTTAGCTTGTGCTCTAGCAACCTTAAATGCCTGTACCATTTTAGCATAGAGCAACGAATTTAAATCCATTTCGTTTGCTTTCTTCACTTGGTCATGAAAGAGTACTTCCAGCCATTCTTGAATAGTCTCATGCATTGCACTACCAAAAATGGTATGTATGCTAGATGTAAACGGTACTAGTTTATTGTTGTATTGGTAGTGCCACATTTTCGGGCAGGTCTGAAATGTAGAAACTGCTGAGTAGGAAATGTGTTTATTTTTTTTGCTTTGTTTTATTTTGCTTTCCCAAACTTTTTTTACTTCCCCTTTTACCTTCTTCGACATAACTTGCTTTTAATCTTTCTAAATATAATGTAGCATCCATAAGTTCCTCTTGTAAATGGTCAATCCACCCCAAAAAGTCAATATCGTCTCTGTCTAACGTTGTACCGTACTTCCGAATACTTACTTGAGACCGCTCTTCAAATTTATCTTTAACTGATTGAACATAGGGGTCTCTATTTTCTGCGGTAGCTGTTGAACTTATCGTCCAGCTAAAAAGTTCACTATTCTTACTCATATAACTACTTTATATATATCTTTAAGATACGAAAAAAGGTTGGAAAAACCAACCTCTTTCTTGTATATTTATTAAATACTTTGCTTCTACTTAATACTCATAGACGCTTTATCAAAATTAGCTTTTGAAACTTCCACAACTTCTCCTCCTTGTAGTTGTAATTTAAATGTCTTAGGTTTTTTTTGTATTACTCTCAATACTTTTTTAACCTTATCTGCTTTTTTAACAACTTTAGGGGCTATTATCTCCGCTTTAGGTGCTTCTACAGTTACTGGTGAATTTACTTCTATTTCTTTTGTACTAAATTTTTCTTGCATAGTAATTGTTATTAGTTTATCTTTATAAATATGTAATTTTATGCTCGTCTTGGTCTTGTTTAAGTTCTGTCTTACTCACCCATCCTACTGTACCATCAGTAAACTCTACTCTACGGTTCTTAGGGGATTTCTGTATAACTCTTTTAATTGTTTTTTTTTCTGGTAATTCATTATCATTTTCATCTGTAATTTTCCATTCTTCATCATTCTCTAACCCGTCATTAAGAGTTGTATTCCAATCTTGTATTTCGCTTTGTACATCATCGTATGAATCCACAGCTTTTCTTATACCCTTACCTATATCTTCTATATCTTCATCTTCCCCGTAAAGGGTCTTCTTAGGCTTTGCTTGATCAAAAGCAAAGTTGGCTGCTATTACTAAGGATAAAGCTAATGGGTCGAATACAAATATTATTGTAAGGAGAAGGTAGTTTATAATTCTATCCATCGGCAAACCTGTAAGACCTGCTAGATATTTTAATGGACCTAATTCTCCTGAAGTTGAAGATTGGGTCCTTAATTCTAAAATCTGTAGTTGATATTTTTGTAGACTATCAGCAGCTACTTCTCTTTTAGATTGTATACTTTTTCTATTTACTTCTTCTGTATCGATACGTTTTTGAGCCATTCTAAGCTCTGTTGTAGATATAGTAGTACGGAAGCCGGACGTTGCGGAGGTATCTCGGACTTGTATTTGACTGCTTTTCGCAGTTGATAAATTATTAATATTGGTTGAACTAGACTTATATTCTTGATCAAGCCTTGTAACATCGTTTTTATAGAAATTTTTCTTTTGTTCTGCAAATTCAAGTTCATTTTCTACAACCGATAACCCTGCATAAGTTTGTTGATAAGCAGCGCTTAAAAAACCATAGATACCCATGCTGGTAATTAATACTAAGACTACTGTGGCAATGCTTAAATACGCTCTAAGCCACTTATTTAATGTACCCCAGTATTGGTACAAAAGTGAAGCAATAACTAATTTAGCTACCTCTAAAGATCCTGCCATTATAATTACCTCTGTGGAGGCGCCTGCAAATAGTTTTGATAGCCCACTCACACTGTAAAATGCTGCAGAACCTGATACTGATAGTGCTGCAAAAGTGATTATAAATGGGAATATGTTTCTTCTAAGTTTTTTCATTATTATAAAAGGAATGAACTTAATCTATTTCTTATTAAGATTAATTTTCCAGTACATACCAACTCCAAGGTAAGGGTTAATTTTTGAGTCTGGAGCTGCTTGAAATCCAAGATTTAACTGATAGAGGTAATCTTTTTTGGTCTTTAGAATAAGCCCACCACTAGCACTATTGAATACATCTGTTTTATTTAGTCCTAGATTAAATCCATAGTATACTTGAGTTTTAGGACTTTCTTTTACTGTAATTGTTTCTTTTACGGAAGGAATATTCAAATCCCATTCTATTTGCCTACTTACAATTTGATTTTGAGTAATTATGTCTGATATAACTCCTTTTCCGTAGGAACTTACAAGAACGGTATCTCTATATTGATATTTAGTGTAAAAATCTTTAAGTATTGCAAGAGTGTCTACATCTGCGGGTACTTTTATAATTTCCTTTTCAACTCTTGTTATCAACTTTGGTTTATATACGATTGTGGTTTCTTTTACGATTTTAATTACCGTATCTGTTTCTTTTTTTACTAATTCGTACTTTTTACCATTAATATTTACTTTTTCACCTACATTATTTCCTTTATTAGAGCAATTTCTAATTAAAAGAAATATACACAGTAGTAGTAGTATTATTGTTTTAATATCAAACTTTGAATTTAACATATATTTTTGAATAAAGTTATACAGTTAAAATAAGAAATATTTTTCTAACATACAACTATTACTTTTTAAAGGTTACCCATAGGTAACAAAATACTAATATTGATAAACTTACTATTAACCCCTGTATTAATGCTATACTAGAATTTTGCATTTTTATTTTTTTACAAATTCGTAATATTTTTTAGTTTTTACATTTCTATCGTCTAAACCATTTGTTCCTCCATTAATACGCTTAGTTAATTTTAAGATAGAAGCATCATTTATTCCACCATCACAAATAGACCAAAGTTTATTCTTATCAAAAAAGAACATAGCTGATTCGAATGAAAATTCAGTTGCAACTAAATCGGGGTTAGTCATAATTTCTGGCTTACATAAATAATCAGAGAAAGCTTGGTAGTTCGCCTTACCTGTTAATTGTAGTGCCCCTCTACCTCTAAATTTCCAACCATCACCTGAGGCCTCATCTCCATTAGACATACGAGATGCATAAACTCTATTAGCAATCATCTCTGGTTTTCTAGCATAATGTGTTGCTAGGTCTTCATTTATAAAGTATTTTTTAAATGTACCTAAGAGTCCGGATGCTCCATAATTTAAATTCTCTGAGAATAATTTAAAGTTTCCGGTTTCGTGTGCTGTTTGAGCAAAGAAGTGAGCTGCTCTTAGCGGAGTTAATTTGTAAAACTCCATAGCTTTATTCATTGTACCTGGTCCAAATATTCCGTCTGCAGTTGTTCCAATCTTACTCTGTAAATTTTTTAAACTCATAAACTAATTTTAAGGTTTTGTATATTCTTCGGATATACTTTATTCTTTTTTGCCAAATATCTTTCCTGCTTCAGCAATCCCAAAAGACCCTAAGGTAATAATTACGAATGAATTGTATATCAATTCGTTAATTACTAAATCTTTTCCAAATAATCCTGATATTATATCTGCTGTTGCAAATATTACCATTACTGCGAAAGAAGCAAAGCCTACTATGTTCTTTTCGTTAAGATCATTACTATCTTTAAAAATGTCTTTGAAAGCCATCCAATTTTGTTTTATTTTATTAAACACAAATAACAATTTTAGTGAAACAATACTTTATTATAAATAGCAAAGATATTTATCTGCAGTGTATTCTTTCATTAGACATAATGTTCTTTCTTAACTTTCTCTAATGTTTATCCTATAATTGAGTAGGTAATTATCATAGAGACATAAAATAATACATATTTCATTAACCTTTTATTTTAACATGACGACATTTTTAAATAGTTTTTATTTTCCGTATATACAAAAGGAGGCTCCTACACCTCCCTTTGCTACCTACAACGTTTCTTATTTCTAAGTAACGTCTCCTATTCTTTATCTAGGTTTTTAATTTCCCGAGGAAGAAACTCTTCATTCACTGTTCCGCATTTTTTGCAAGCAAATACTGGTATTGGAATGTAGGATGGTTTCCCGGTTCCGGAAATAAGCCCTGATACTTTTCTTAATATAAGTGATTGATCAAAGTATACTCCCCCACAATCATCACATGTAACTCCTGAGGTCTGTGTAATGTCGACCTGTGGTTGTTGTACTTGCATATTACTGCTGCGCTTTACGGTTTTTTCTGTAATAGTCTCCGTTAGCACTTGTCTGTAAGGAATTACTAGGTCCGCCTCCTGTGGTGGTTCCTTTAGCTGTTTCTTTTTTAGATCTACCTGGTTTTTTACGGGTAAGTTTTTTGGGCAGGTCTTTTACCTCTTCTTTAATATCGTCATACTTTTCTTTTACGTCATCTATAACGTCTTCTACTACATCAGGTATTCCATCAGAGTCAGTGTCTTTTAAAATTCCTTTTTTTGTGAGAATTGCCCCGGTTACGGCTGCTACTATTAGAACCGCTAATAAAATAAAAATAAATTTCATGTCTTTGTTTGTTTAATTTAATATAAATAGATTAATTAATCGGAATCTTAGCGGGTATCCAATATTTCCCGTATTTTTTTTCTATAAAAAAGTAAAAGTCAATTAATTCTAGCTCGGTATTCATTAGTTCACATTCGTATTGGTCCTTATCTAACTTAAAAGTAGTAAGAAACGCATTTTTGAGTTCCCCTAATTTAGTAGTCTCATCTTTACCGTAATCCTCCATAAGTCTCTTACGTCTGGATATATCTAGGGAAGTTTCTTCTACGTACCTACCTGGGTCGTTTCTAAGAAGTCTAAACTTCTCATTAATCCTATGTTCTACTACTTCAGCTTCATACCTATATGAACTATAGTCAAAGTCACCATTAAGTATTCTGTCTCTTAAAGGATATCTACCAGTAAGAGGTTTAGTCTTAGTAGTATAAGATCTCCACCACGTGAATCTACTATAGGGCATCTTATAATAATTCTTCTTAAAGAAACTCTCTAACCATTCCATAGAGTGAATCGGGGTATAAGGTAGCGTACCAATCATACTTAAAGATACGAAATATCTTTTATAAACCCAACTTTTTCAAATAGTTTTTGGGCTTTAATATTCCAGTCATCTGTACATAGAGTAATAGTAGGAAAGTTAATATAGTTTAAACACCCTTTAATAAACTTTTCTCCGTATCCATCAGGTCTTCTAGTATTAACAAATAAGTTGTAGAGGTAATTTTTTTCAAACCAAACATGGGCGAGTGGTCCATCTTGATCTACTCCTATAAACAAATCATGACCTCTTTCTAGTCTCTCTCTAGCAATATCGAGATCCCACATCTCTGTCCAGTATACATTATCATTAAATCCATTAATACTAGTTTGAATAGTATTTTCTAACGAACAAAATGTATGAGGTTGTATCCAAACTATTCCCTGGATAGGAGTATAACTTTGCTTATTAATAAGGGTGTACCAGCTTTTATTCTCCACTTTTTAGTATCCTGGCTGCTTCTTGTATGGCTGCTGCTGGGTATTCTATTAGTATACTGTATGCTATTTTTTTAACTCCTTTGCTCAGTATAACTTTCCTTTGGGAAGTATCCCCTCCAAAAGGACGTTCGGTTACTGTTTTACCTCTATCAGGAGACTCGAATATCTTTAAAGATTTATCCTCCTGCATTTCATGCCATTTTTTGATTGAATCACTCATAACTTTTATATTTATGTTTTAGTTTTCTCCTATATACATTATCATCACCGTGATGTTTCTGTACCATCCTCCGTCCCGAAAGTTGAGCTAATTCCCCCATCAAGTATTGTTCCTTTCCTATCTTCATTCCACGATTCTTCAAAATAAATAAAGTCTGTCATATATTAATAAATATACGAAATATTTAACAAAGAGGCAAGATATGGCAATAAAGAACCCCTCCGGTTGAGGGAAGGGTTGTTTAAATTCGCGCGTGGCACCTTCGGTGGAGGAGAAAAATGACCTCCCCCCCGCCCATCGTACTACTTGCTTTCTTCTACTGATGCTTTTCTGTATGCAGTAATAAGTTTCTTTAATTCTCCCGCTGCTTTCCTGGCTCTCTGCTGGGATGCTTTTGTAGTTAAACTGTTGTTTTCTGATAAAACATTAAAGTTTGTTTCAATTGCTTCAAATAATTCATTTTTGTTCATAATCTTTGTTTTAAAATTTAATTAACCTAATAACATGTTTGGATCTATCCCTCCCGTATCATTGTTTTTTTTCTCTTTTCCGTTTGAGACTACTGCCTCAGTTATTAATAACGTTCCTGCAACAGATGCTGCATTTTCTAATGCTAGTCTAGTTACTTTAGCTGGATCGATAATCCCACTGTTAAACATATCTACTAGTGTTACTGTTCTGGGATTATACCCTTGCCAGAAGTCGTTTTTCTCTATAATTGCTTCTTCAATATCCCCAATCCTATCATGATCGTATCCTGCATTTTCTAATATCTTATAGAACGGTCTTTCGATAGCGCTTACTATAATATCATAACCCACTGCTTCATCACCTTCTAAATCTTCAAGTTTTAATACTAACATCTTAGAAGCATTTAATAATGCAATTCCTCCACCAGGCACAATACCTTCTTCTAAAGCTGCTTTGGTTGCGTGTAAAGCGTCATCTACTCTATCTTTTTTCTCTTTCATCTCTACCTCAGTATGTCCTCCTACATGTACAATTGCGACACCTCCAATAAAGGTAGATAATCTCTCCTGTAATTTCTCTTTCTCATAAGGAGATGTTGTTTCATCAATTTGAGTTTTAATTTCTTCTACTCTTATATTGATTCCTTCTTCGTCTCCTTTTGCATCGATGATTGTAGTCGTATCTTTTGTGATAGTGATCTTGCCTGCTTTACCTAACCAATCTGGTTGAAATTTATCCAGCCTCATTCCTTTTTCAGTTGATATTACTTTCCCACCTGTAAGGGTGGCGATATCTTCTAACATTGCTTTTCTTCTATCCCCAAATTCAGGAGCTTTTACTACAGCACAATTAAGAATACCTCTCATCTTGTTTACTACTAGGGTAGAGAGTGCCTCTCCGTCTATATCTTCTGCAATAATAAGAAGAGACTTAGTTTGTTGTGAAACGCCTTCTAAGACAGGTAGTAACTCTTTGATTTGATTTAGTCGTTTATCTGTGATTAGTATCAACGGATCTTGAAGAACAGCTGTCATAGTGCTATTATCTGTAACAAAGTACGGAGACTTATAACCCCTGTTGAATTGAACACCCTCAACCGTTTCTAAATACGTTTCTCCTGTTTTTGATTCTTCGATTGTGATAACACCATCACGTCCTACTTTATCCATTGCTGTTGCAATTAGCTCACCAACTTCAGTGTCGTTGTTTGCTGATATAGTAGCGACCTGTTTTAACTGTTCTTCGTCCGTGATCTCTTTAGATTCTCCTTCAAGAAACTCTACAACTTCTTTTACTGCTTTATCAATTCCTCTTTTAATTTCTACTGAGTTAGATCCTAGTTTGATTCGGTCTAATCCTTCTGATAGAATTGATTGAGCTAGTAGGGTGGAGGTAGTAGTACCATCTCCGGCCTGTTCTCCTGTTTTAATTGCTGCTTGTTTCACAATCTGTGCTCCTAAATTTTCTACCTTGTCTTTTAATATAATGGACTTTGCTACAGTCACACCATCTTTAGTAGATACCGGCAAGCCGTTGTCTTGTTCTATAATAACGTTTCGACCTGAAGGTCCTAATGTAGATGTTACTGCATTTGCTAATTTATCTACTCCGGCTGCAAGTTTATTCCTTGCTTCTTTTGAAAATGTTATATTCTTACTCATATTATGCTTCTTTTACAACTGCTAAAATTTCACGATCTTGTGCGATATAATACTCCTGTCCTTCGAAGTCAATTCGTAAAGTTCCTAATTTGGGAACAAGTACGATATCTCCTACCTTACAGGACCTAACTGTAATGAGTTTTGAAGGATCTAACTCGGACTGTCTTCCAGGTCCTACTGCTAGTACTTCGCCCATTTCAGGTTTTTCCTTCCCCATATCCGGGATTACGATATTACCGTACATCTGTTCTCCTTCGTCAATCGGTTTTAGAAGGATACGGTCATTTGTTGGTTGTAACTTTTTACTCATAATTATTCAAATTCTATATCTGTTATGTCTTTAACAATATAATATTGTCCGTTGTTTTTAAATGATCTATCACAATGTAAATACTCAACCCAAGCTTTTAATCCGTCGATATTTCCATTTACCTGACTCTCTTTAATAGTTCTTATTACTGTGTAAAGCTTTCCGTGTATTTCTATAATCTGATTCATTAGAAATAATATATGAAATTTATTTTAATAAACAAACTCTTTTATATTATATTAATGTCCTTCTGCCCAATTGTTTGCTATCTCAGGTGGAGCTTTTAATGTTACCCCAGGAAGTATGGTTGTGTTTATCATAATCTCCTGTACATAAGGTGCGAACATTTTTGCATCTTTTTCATGAACATTTATAATAAGTTGATCATGAACCTGTGCTTGTACCTGAGCATCTATTCCTAACTCTCTGGCTTTACGGTTAATTACTAATGCTGCTCGGTTTACAACAGCTGCTGCTAATGATTGGAGTTGGAAGTTTAGACAGTTGTTAAGCCCATTTCGATAATCCCTATAAGCCTGTAAAACAAGTACTTTTCCGTATCTTGATTCTAATTCTTTTCTAAATCTCCAATCTAGCATTCTATCCTGGAACTTAATGTAGGTTTTTTGTACTTTGGGTAAGTGTCTAACTCGTCCTAAGTAATTTTTAATATACCCATGAGCTTTTACTTGCAATCTTGAATCTTCTCTCCATTGTTTAAGCTGTGGAAAACCATCTAGATACCCCTGTACTAATTTCTCAGCTGTTTTTTGATCTATATCTAAAGTCATCTTAAGGGCATATGCTTCCATTCCGTAAGCAATTCCTAGTGAGTAGGCTTTTGCTTTATTACGGGCGTTTGGATCTAATTTCTTAAGGTAATTATCTGCCTTTTTATCTGCTGATACTCCGTTAGGAAATCTATCTCTATCTTCGTCTAACCTTTCAGTCTTAATAGCAACTGTAGAGTAGAAATCCCACCCTTTATTGAAGATCTCTTGAAGAGCTACATCTCCTGTTATTGAAGCAAAACAATGTGGTTCTAATGATTCGTAATCTGAATCAATTACCTTTCTATCTTTTCCGGCAATCATGAACTTTCTGACTATGTTCACATATTTCAGTATGATTGGTGCATCATCACCGGGTTCTAACGGTTTAGGTAATTGCTGAGCATCTGAACCGTATCGTCCGGAGACTGTACCGTTCTGCTTAAAGTAAAAGTAATATTTTCCATCCTCTTGTCTATCTCTAAATCTGTCTACATAGGTAGACTTAATCTTTAATAATTTATTATAAACACGTAGATTTTCTGCCCATGGATGTTCTTTGGCAAGCTCCTTTACCATATCCATATCGAATTTATCTCTACCGGATTTAGTATTAGCTCCTTTTACTTTAGGTTCAATTCCCATATAACCGAAAACGATCTCGCCCAGATGTTTTTTCGACTGGATATTTAAATACTCTCCGCCGTTACTTTCTTTCCATAATGCCATGGAAATTCTGTGTCTTTCTAACTCGTCTATAAAGGACTCGTCTCCGGTTAATAGAAATTGCTTTACTTTCTCTTCTTTTTCATTGGAAGGTTCAAATGCTTCGATATTCTTCTGTGTTAAAGAATACTTTCCTGTCTTCTCAGACTTTGAAAGGGGTAAGGAATACCTCTCGACTAAACTCTGTGCCCAATTACCTTTATGAGAAACAGGGTAGTTATCTGCTGCAGTATCTACTACCCATCTTTTTACTGCAGGAATATCTAGTAAAGATTTCATCACAATTTCTTTATTCTCTACTTGATCTATTAAAATTTCATCGTGAATCTTATTAATTAAATCAACATCTAAGTCCACACCGTATGCTTCCATTGGGACTGTTACTTCCCGGTAGATTGGCATAACTTCATCTTCGAAGAAGAATTTCTCTAACCCTTCCTCTTTAAGCTTCCCTAAATATAGGTTACATATACGCAATGTTAAATCCGTATCCGCACTAGCATATTTACTGAGAATACTAAGGTCTGCTTTAAAGATTTCGTAACTTTCTTTTGTAACCGAGCCTCCATTCTTCTTAATTGAGTCTTTTAATTCAAGTTGCTCCTGGTTGGCGGCCTCTTGAACGTCTAGACCTAAAGCTTCCTGGTTCATTATCGCTATAGATTTTAATCCAAATGGATTTCCAAAGCCAAAAGCTCCTTCTTCGTAGACTGTATGAACTAGTAAACCAGTATCAACCCAAATATCTTCTATAAGGTCTACTCCATAATAATTTTTTATAAACTGCACGTCAAAGGAAGCATTGTGAAATACAAGTTTTTTTCCTTTAAGCATCTTTATTAAATTTTTAGAGATTACTTCAGTGGATTGACCTTCTATAGACTGTAGTATAAGTTCTTCTCTGTGGTAATCCCAAACTAAGGTTGGTAAGTAAAATCCAACCCCTTCTTCACCGGACACTGACCATCCTATGATCTTATCTTTTCTAGGGTTTAGTCCTGTAGTCTCCGTATCGACTGCAATTACATCTGAGTTTTCAATATGTTGGAATAAGAGTCTTAAGGTCTCTTCATCTTGGACGGTGTAGTATTTTTTTTCTATCTGCATTTATAACCTTTCTAAGTCTACTTAAATATACGAATTATACTCTAATCCTCCAACAATTCAGGAGGGTAATCTTCTTTTTTTATTTCTTTTCCCAAGTGTTTTTCTAACATTTGGAGTACTGCTAGTTTTTTACTTTTATCTCCTGTAAAATATGCCCAAGCAAGAGATCCTTTATGGTTTTCTATCTGCTGTTGAAAATTAGAACAAGTCTTTTCGATTAAAAGCTCATCATCTTTTTCTAATTCAAAATCTATTTTATATAAACCCGCAAACTTAAGTAGCTCTAATAAATCCTCCTCTTCGTAGGATTGTTTCATTTTCTTGAAGTCCTCTTGCTTTCCTCCTTTATCTGGGTGAATATATTTGGAAAGGTGTTTATAAAGTTTTTTAAGTTTTGCTGGTTTAGTTTTTCGAGATTTTCGGTTAGTATATAGTTCTTCTCCTGGTGGTTCTTTTCTCATTTCACCTGTCTCTTCATTAACCCACATTTCCGCATTTTTATCTGCGAAGTATTTACCGAAGTATTTATTCCACTTACTTAGGTAAGTTGCAAGTTCATCTTCAGTTTCCTCTAATTCTAATTTAAGGAATTCATACTTATGGGTTAACTTTTGGAGTGCTTTTGACATTAGTTTTCACCGTACAAATCAAAAACTACTGCTTCGGGTTCTTGTATTTCAACTTCTTCTTCTTTAAGTATAAACAGCTTACCGTTCAAAGGTTCTAACCTGTAGTTGCCTTTAAATTTTGTTTTTCTCATGTATTGGGTCAATGTTGGTACTAACCCCTCCACGGTTATGTCTTTATCTATAGCTAATTGCCAATTATCTCCTGGTGGAACACGGATTGCAATTAATTCTGCTTTTTCTACTGTTTCTTTCATTACTGACGTAGTGTTTTAGCAATTCGATAATTTGGGGATGTATAAAATTCAGGTATTAACATAGAATGTGTTGCCCTAATCGGGTTAATATCCAATCCCCCTCTTCGTGTATAAAGACATGATACCATTAGTTCTTCTGGTTTAAATGCTTCAGATAAATGAGCAAATATCATTTCACAAATTTCTTCATGAAAATGAGAAACTGTTCTATGAGATACTATGTACCGGGCTAATGATTCCGCTGTAGGAACATTATTACCTTTAATGTTAATGTATACATCCCCCCAATCTGGTTGGTTTGTAACTCTACAATTTGATCTTAATAAATTTGATGAGAATTTAATATTACCCGGTTTCCCTGTGCCTTCTAATTGAGTTGCATCTGATTGAAATGATGTAAAGTCAATTTCGTCTAGATTAGCTACTTCGGCTACATCTTTGTAGCCTTCAAAAGAGAGTGCTGGTACTTCATCAGAAGTTGAATAAAATGAAACTATGGTATCTGTTTCTAATAATTCATCTAAATCTCTTTTAACTCTAGCTTGGATACCTTTGATACAGTCTCTTGCCGAAATTCCAATTTTAGTCATATTAAATGAATTTAAATATAACTTTATAGATTTAGATTCTACGTGGTTTTCTGAATCTGAAGGGCATACAATTTTTAGCATTCCTGCTACCGGTTGACCTTTAGATGTAATTGCTGATACTTCGTATGCATTCCATACATCTACACCAACAAATTCTTTTCCTGTTAATCCATAACCTTCTCGGTTTAAATAACGGGGGATTTTAACTAGTAGTTCAGGATTGTATTGATCTGAATATCCATCTCCTCCTACTTTCCCTAAATGTTTGCTAGCTAAAGCAATTACTTCTTCGTAATTTTTAACGTTTGACATATCTATTTTTTTCTATTATTAAACTTGCAATTGCATATCTCTCTTTACTGTACTTTCTCATTTCACTCATACCATTCATCTTAGGTATTTCCAAATCTTGTGGGCCCCATAGCCTTAAAACTTCCTTTTCAATATCATCCACTTTACCGGAAGGTAACATTGCGCTGGTATTTACCTTAATTTCATCGTAGTACCCAAACATAGTATCTTTTATATATTCTTTCTCTTTTCCTTCTTTAAAAATAGCATGGTTATAAAGTATCCTATCGTAAGTTTCATAAAAGGCTGTTTGTCCTATTTTTACCACCTCTAATGTATACTCTTCAAAATATTTTCTGAATGTCATTAAGTATATCTTTGAAGCCCAGAGGGGTACTTTTTTCCATAGCTCAATCTGTGAATTCCTTTTTTGCAATAAACCCGGTTCTAGTTGTGTAAACATCCTATTTTAATTTATAAAATTTAAGATTTGATTAACTCTTTGTAATGGTGACCCTGTTACGGTTAGGTGGGGGGTTTTTAAATCGTTTAATAGTTTATTAAAGGTATTGTCCACATCTTTTCTCCACCCTTCATTAACGCTTCTTACTCCGTCATCGACAGATTCAAATTCAATAGGAAAATAAATATAATGTGTATATTCGCTTTGGATTCTGTTCCAAGTAGATTCTATGTACCTATTTGCTTCTTTGGAACAGTTAGGCATTAAAGAACTATACACTACTAAATCCATATAACATCTATCTAAAAGTAGATTATTAGGTTTTAATAGGGCTTCTAAATGAAATGAACTAATAGCTAATTGAGTTTCAGAAGTTCCTTTTTCGTTAATAGGGAATCCGTAACTTTTAACTGTTCTAGTCGATTCATTAATAAATTTATATTCTGGTAGTTTATTTAATAGTAATTCGTAGACTGTGGTTTTACCCGTACTACTCGCTCCAACTAATGCAACTCTTTTTATCATTTTTATAACCTATTACTTCTTATTAAAGATACGAATATTTTCCTTACTATACAACTGGTGCAATAGTTAATTTTAACCCATCTAAATCTTCGGTTACCGGTATTTGACAGGTGAGTCTGCTGTTGGGGTTCCTTATCATATATACGTCTTCTAGCATAGAATCTTCTTCATCAGTCATTTCTGGTAGTATGTGGTCTGATTCTATATAACATTGACAGGTAGCGCACATTGCCATTCCCCCACATATGGCTTCTATTGGGAACTCATTAAGTTTTAGAGCTTCCATCATATTCATATTCATATCAGTAGGGGCAGTCACTTTATGTTCTATTCCTTCTCTGTCTATTACTGTAAAGGTAATGTCTGTCACTATACTGCTTTGCTTTTAAAAAACTGTACCCAAAGGTATAAACTCCTATCCCTTAAGACATCAAATAAATCATCTAAACTTTCTACTGTATGTGTATTAAATCTTTCGAAAGATTCTACACTACCTTCATCTACTCCAGGTGTTACTTTATGAATTACACATCCCGCAGTTTCGTAGATACCTTTCTGGATGCCTTTGTAGGTCCTAACTTGAGGATCTTTTCCTTTAAGTTCCGGATAATCTACTATTAGTCCAGGGTGACCATTATAAATTGAATACGATTTGCATATCCCTTCAGGCATTATTCTTAACCAACCATGTAAGCTTATTATGGGGTTTTTGTATGGTCTTAAAATAAGTTTAAGTTCCTCAGTAGTAGGTTTATTCTCTACAAATACTACTTTACCTTCTAACTCAGGATTAATAGTTCTAAGTTCTTTCGGTCTTTTATTTGTTACTATTAAATCCGGCCACCTATTTAAAGCTTTGGCTAAATCCACTATCTCAGTACCTGTTTGTGAAAAAAAAACTATCCAAAATCTTTTTGGAATATTATTCATTTTTATCCTTTCTATTTAAGTTATTATACCTTTTCCTGATACTTTATCGAAAATTCCGTAAATCACCATAATTTTTTTAACACTTTAGTCTCTAGTACCGATGGGTATTTATACCTACTGTTTGTTATATAGTAAGTTACTTCTTGTTTATTATATAATTTTTCAATTTTAATTTCCTGGATGGTGCCAGTTTCAGTCGCACCAGCAAAAGAAAAATCTACCTTATCTCCTTTTTTATACTTTGCTCTTGTTGCCATTTCTTCTTCCTATTATACGTGCTATTTGGTCTAAATTTATCCCCCACTGTTTACAAACTTTAGTTCTTTCCCCGTACCTATCTACAAATTCTTCTTGTAGGAATTTAACCTGGTATTCTGTTAGTTTGCACAAGGATCTTGATATCTTATTTTTAACCTGTTGCGATTTGGGTTTCCGAAGTTCTTTACGTCTATTTTCGGTCAGGTTTAATTTCTTTCCTTTATTATATCCGGGTTTTCCTTTTCTCCTTTCCGAGAGATTCTTTTTTGTTTCTTCCGTATGTACTTTTCCTAGGAACGTTCCAGGTTCTGTCTTAAACCTTAAAATTGCTGCTTTTGACATTTTCTTTATTGTTTCCTGGGTTTTTTTATAACTCTTCTTTTCTTTATGTTTCTCTTTTCTTTCTTCTGTCCAAGGGGTGCCTCCTCCTGCTCCGCCAGGTTTAAGGTTATAACATTCTGGGGTATTTATTAACTCTTCAGTTATTATTCCTCTTTCCCATTCTAAAGCTTCTGCAAAAGTTTCAAAATCTAATAAATCGATTCTCACGAAGTTACCTTTGCCGTACCTGTCTACTGCTTTCTTAAGCCTTAGGCCAGAACCTAAATACGGATCGTTTTCCTTTCTTAAAGTCCGTACACCGTAATAAAAGTGTCCATTTACTTTGTTTTCAGTTCTATATCCAACTATTTTCATATTATACTTTTATATAAATAGTCTTGAGGAAGAGAACACCCTAATAGGGACTACCCATTCCAGGCTTTCCTAAAAGACTTAATGTTCTCTAGTACAGATTCAATAGGAATAGTACTAATATTTGTGTCAATAAGTGTGTGCAGTTTAACTGAAGGTTTATCCCATGTTAACCCTCCGTATTCACCTACTTTCATTCCATATACTACAGGGTTCGAAGTATCCATCGAATATATCCAGTTATAATCTGAGTCCTTATAGAACTGACCTTCCCAATATAGTGAGCTTCCTAATAGATGGTGAGGTTTATTTACGTTTATTACACCGTCTCTTAATAGGTCTCCTAAAAGTTTAACTCTTCCTAACATCCAACTTACGTACTTGTTAGGATGAGGGACAGATACGGTATAGTAAGAGTAATCAAAGGATATAGCTATCATATCAACTCCACTTATCTTATCCATATAACCATAACAGGCTTTTATTTGCTCATATGTTTTACCTTGAACTACTCCAATTTTCTTTCCCGGTACATCTTTCTGTCGTAAGTTCCAACCAGCCATATTAGACATCGTTCTTTTTGCATCTTCTAATACATCGGGAACTATATACCATTCCGGCTTTAAATGTTTAACCCATTTTACGAATCCTTCTTCATTGAATGCTTCTTCTAATTCAAATATAGAATTATCCAATATAACTTCACGGCCGTTTGCTACTGCTTCTTCGAACTGTGCTAAGTATTGAGTATCTTCTTCGAAAAGATGCACTAATGCATAATCCCCGCCGGTAACTTGCTGTACTTCCTTAAAAATGCTCTTAGGAGCTTCGTGGTAAATTTTAATCATCTAAGTTCTCTAATTTTGATAATTCCTCTACAGCTTCATTCATTTCTAACATAGATTTTTGAATCAAACTCATAACACTCTCTAGTTCAGTTACTGTATTTGCACTTACAGACTCTAGGGCTTCGGCGACAGCTGCTTTTGCAACAGAAAGAGGAACAGTCTCTAACTTTAAGTCGTGATTAAAAATTTTATGTTCGTCTAAATTAATCATTGAAAAATTGTTTAAGGTTAGGTCTATAGTAGTTAATAGACTTCATTACTTTTTTATCTCTTGATCTATAGACAATATACCTTCCTTCCGCAATTTTCTCAAAATGGCAGGCCTCACCTTGTTCCTTACTTCTTTTGCTGACGGTAAGTATGGCTTCTTCCTCAGTTGTACAAGCTTTTGACATATTACTTCCTTGTACTTCTTGATATGCTGGCCATATCTTATCTTTAAGGCCGTGTAGCATAACACCGTTCCCAAGGGAAACATAAGTAATATCGCAAAGAGCGTCCAAAACTTCCACGATGTCTCCGTTTTCGCAAGCTTGTTTATATTCCTCAAGTTCTTCGAGGATAAAGTCATAGACAAATTGCCATTCTTTTTTTTCGGGGATAATGGGTTCATAGTTGTTGGGTTTTCCAAATGTAGCGTTAAATATCTCTACTTCGTTAACGAAAGGTACACTCATAGGAGCTTTACTACCTTTATTTTCGTTAAATAAATTTAATTGCATATAACTTTTATTTTTTATTAATATAAGAAATAGGTCCCGAAGGACCTACTGTTTTTTAAATGACTTTTATAATTCTGGATTCTGTAAGGCTTATAATCTTAAATCCTGTTTCGCCTTCAGTTTCTAACGCTTTATAGGTCTTAGCTTCTGCCTCTGTTCCTGTTAAAGCATCTACTAGGTATACTTCTTTAATTTTTTGAATCCTACCTCTGTCATTTTCTCTTTCGAATTGAGCGGTTACTTGCCAATACTGTGTCATTTCTGTTTTTTATTTAATTGATAATTCTATGTTTTTGTAAAACTCTGCTTTGGCCGAGTCTTCATGTAAAAATGCACCGGACAGTTTAGCTGTCTGCATAGCGGCTCCTTGATGTTTTACTCCTCTACAGGATACACAAGCATGAGTTGCATTAATCATAACAGCTACTCCTTGATTTCCTTCACAAATCTTATTAACTGCATTCCAGATTGCTACTGTTAATTGCTCTTGTATAGCACCTCTTCTGCTGAATTGTTCAACAATCCTATTAAGTTTAGATAACCCCACTACTTTTCCGTCTTCTGAAGCAATATAAGCAATACTCACTTCTCCTCTGATTTGCTGGTGATGGTGAGAACACATTGATGTTACAGGTATTCTACTTTCTTGAACGATTCCATCATATCCATCCGAAGGGAAAGCAGTAACCCTATCTAAAGGGGAGTATCTTCCTGCCCATAAATCATTTACGTACGCTTTAGCTACTCTCATTGGAGTATCGGAAGAATTAGGATCTGCTTTATAATCTACCCCTAAAGCTGTAAGGAAATCTGCAAATGCTGTAGATGCATTTACAATAATAGTACTTTTTTCAATTTCGGTAAGGGTAGCTTCTGGGCCGTCTTTTAGTTGTTTAGCTGCTAACTGTGTTGAGATTCCGTTTGCAAATCCTGCTTGAACTAATTCAGTTCCGGTAATAAACTTTTTTGACATTCTTATAACTTTTGTTTATATTTAAATATATGAATTACTTTTCTATATAACAAGATAATCTTGTACTGTTTTTGAACTTTTTTCTTCCCACGGGTACACCAGCCAGTCTCCATGTTTAATATGCTCACCAAAATAATCAGGGACTATTGAGGACATATCTCTGTATGCTAGTGTTGCGGTAATGAAAGATAGGGGAAGTATTTCCTCTAATGTCTTTCCGGTATCTGCTATATCGTCTAAGACTATAATTTTCTTACGAGAAACTCTCGGTAAATTTTTTGCTTGGCTAAAATCCATGTACGGTATTCCGTATCGATGTGAGAACATTATTGCAGGGATTAGTCCTCCTCTAGGTATTCCAGTAACTGCATAAATATCTAGGTTATCACCCTGTAACTTGTCTGCGATTGTATTGAGTTGATGAGACACCCATTCCCAATCTAAAAAAACCTTTTCTGCCATAACTTAATTTAAGTTTTAAATATTTGTTTTTTACCACCTTCGTATACGTAAGCGTGGTTATTTTCTATAAGAAGATTATTCAAGGAACTATTTTCTCCTTCGATAAAAATCTCAGCTAGCACCCTACCAAACTTTCCTTTCCCATAAGATTGAAGAGTGAATTTTCCGTCATTCTTTTCCATGTATTTTTTTGTAAAGGCTGTTGCTGCTTTTCCTTTTTTCTTTTCTTCTAGATCTCTTGTTCTGCTTTCCCAAGTATCAACGCCTTTAAGCCGTAATCTTGCTTTTACCCAGGTATCAAATCCTAAATCGATCATACAGTCTACTGTATCTCCGTCTACTACCCTTATTAATTTTGCTCCGTACTTATACATTGTATCCCTCTTAATCCTTAAAAATGTGATAATTCTAAAACTCCTGTTTTCCAAGTTAATGTAGTTAAAGGCTGTTGATCTGCTTCTGTTGCAAATTCAATTGTTTTATGTCTTTGCGCTACAGTATTACAGAAATCTAATAATTCCTGTATAGTTACATACTCTTCTTCAGCTCCTTCCCAAGGGTCTTCTGATATAAGGTAAATATAGGGGTGGGTTCCTTCTTTATAGTCCCATATTGGATTTCCGTTAATGGTAATTACGTTTGACATTTTATCAATACTTTGATTTAAAATCTGGTCTAGTGTCATTTTTAATTTATAAATTTAAGTCCAAAAAACTCGTAGTTCTTATGAACATACTCTTCTTCCCCGGCTTCTATTGCTTCTTCTTCTGTATCAAATATTGCAGAAACTGGGCATTCAGGTAGGCATGCCCCACAGTCTATACATTCATCTGGGTTGATATATAGCATTTTTCCTTGTAGTTCGTCTTTGGACATTCCAAATACCTCTGCTCCGGCTCCAGTAATGTCTATTGGACCATGAATACAGTCTACTGGACATACATTAACGCAGGCAGTATCACATGTACTAACACAAGGGCTACCTATTATATAGCTCATTATCTTTAAATTAAATTTTTACTACTTAGACGCATCTTGCATCTTGAAAGGCGATTATATGCGGTCTCCAAGTCATTCTGTATCCATTATCTCTCACCCAATCAAATAGTAGTGGATATGATATAAATAGAGCTTCCCTACTATCACCAGCCGGCATAAACCAAACTTTATCCTGGGGTATTTCTAATGTTTTAATGCAATCTAATATTTCTTCCAATGCTCCTTGGTCTTTTCCGTCCCAGACCGGTTTTAAGTGGTAGTTTTTATGAAATAATATACTCTTTTTTATTGCATCATAGTTAAGCCTAAACTTATTATGTTGTTTAATCATTCTCTCATCAGTCAATTTACCTTCTGGGGTGAATATACCGAGGACAGGGATAGAGTTGCTAAACTTAGGAGATATCGAAAGTAGATCGATAGGATAATCAGTTTCCAGGTAATGGGACCCTTCGTTTTCCATTGTTATAAAAATACCCCTTTCATGTGCAAAGTGTGTTAATTCGTTTACTAACTTTGGATGCATTGTAGGGGCTCCCCCCGTCAACATCATTTCAGTAATATGAGGGTTATTCTTATACGCTTGAATTATATCATTAAAGTTAAATTTTCCTTTCTCTGGGTGTATTGAAGTGTACCAGCTATCACACCAGCCTCCTTCCCCGAAATAACATCTATGGGTACACCCTGTAGTTCTAATAACTACTGTTGGATACCCTGCTCTTGAACCTTCTGACTGTACTGCTGTATAAATCTCAACAATAGGTAAAATTCTAGTATAATCTTCTATTCTACCTAAGCTCATACGATGCTGCGTTTTTAGCGTGTTCTCTAAATTCAACTTTTGTTACTTTAACTCTTCCTTCGGTCTCTTCTAAGATAAACGGGGATACTTTATCAAATATAAATTTTGCAAAGCTTTCTGCTCCTGTTGCCGGTACAACTCTTACTTGAGATACACCTGCTTGTTCCATTTTTAAAAAAGAGTCTTTAAAGGGATCATCTTCTGCTACTATATGAGTATGATCAAACATATAATCCATCCAATCTTTAGGGGACATACCGTCTATAGTTCCTTTAGCTCTTTTCATTCCGCCAAAATCCCAAACCCAATTACGTTCATCTAATTCCCCTTCAAACCATAGTTGAAATGAAATTCCATAGCCATGTAAAAAACGGCAATGAGTTGTTTCTGCTCTCCATTGACGAAATACAGTAGAGTACCCGTCAAATACTTTTGTTGATGTAAATTTACCCATTTCTTTTATTTAAACTAATTCTTCGTATATTCCTACTGTTTCTGATATTACTAACACTATTGCTGCTGCTGTAAAATCAAAAGGTATCAATATATAACCTAATATACGAATACCTGATTTAATAAATGACACTATCTGATGTTTTTTTGCATCAGGGTGGTTCATTGAGTTTAAGTGTGGTAATAGTGGGGTTTGTAGATTGTAAGGGTACTCTTCCTGTTCCGCCTTCAAAAATGAATGTCTCAGGTCTGCTTTGTAAAGTTCCTGTTCTAGGACTTCTTGTTCTACTTGGTTTTGTCTAAGGATTGCCATTTTTTGTTTTTAGAGTGGGGCTACGACACTTGTGTCTTATAATTCAATATAAGAAATATAAATTACTTATGCAACTATTTTTAAAAGTTTTTATAATTAAAAGGGTCTCTTTTTTTAAGTTCAGCTATTTTCTTTCTATACTCTCTTTCTTTTCTCCAATTCCAAATTTTAGCTTTAATCCAATTTATTACTTTCATATCTTCTTAATTAAAAAATTATTTATTACCAGGTAGTTTATTTCTGAATCTATAAATCTCTCTATGGCTTGTTTAGGTGACATAGTGATTGTCTGGTCCTTTAAATTAAAAGAAGTATTTAACAGCACTCCTGCTCCTGTTACTCTTTTCATTTCCGATAGTAGATTATAATATTTTTCATTTTGCTTTTTACTTACTGTCTGTACTCTGCAAGTTTTATTTACATGGGTGGCAGCGGGGAAGGGGACTACATTGTGTGATGTTCTAGCAAAAGAGACTACGTTCATATAAGGGACTGGTTCTGTTGTCCCGAACCATTTATTTCCGTCTTCCTCTAATACTGAAGGTGCAAATGGTCTAAAACCTTCTCTTTTTTTAATTACATAATTAAGCTTTTCTCTCATTTTAGGATTTACAGGAGAAGCTAATATAGATCTATTTCCTAATGCTCTGGCTCCAAATTCCATTTGACCTTGAAACCATGCTACTATATTCTGTGCAATTAAAAGTTCAGCTGTTTTTTTAATAATCTTTTCATCCGTAAGATGAAATGAAAGTACCCTATCTTCATAGTTTCTAAGTTCTCTCTTTACCTCCGTGTCTGTGTACTCCGGACCTAAGTAAGGGGATGAGTTCTCTTGGCTCTTTCCTTCATATTGGTAGAGACACGCTCCTATGGCTGAACCTGCATCAGAGGGTGCAAATGGTATATGTAAATGTTTAAAGTATTTATATGCTTTAAAGTTTGCTACTCCATTATAAGCACATCCTCCTCCTATACATAAATTTTCAGATCCTGTGATAAGTTTAGCTTTTTCTACTAATACAAGAAATCTCTCTTCATATACCTCTTGCAAAGCTGCTGCTAAGTTTTGATGTTCATGGGTTATAGGTTCTTCCGGCAGACGGGGGGGAATGCCCAGTAACCGGCATAGATTTTTATTAAACATTATTCTATCTGAGTATTCCCATGTAAAATACTTCTGATCTATCCAGAATTTATTATCTGTAGTAAAAAAAATACTTTTAAGCTTGTCTTTAAATTGACTTGAATCTCCATATGGTGCAAGACCCATTACCTTATACTCTCCTTCATTAGGTTTGAATCCCAAGTAGGCTGTAAAGGTTGAATAAAACATTCCCAGAGAATTAGGGAAATTAATTGATAAATGGTTGTAAATTCTATCCCCTCTACCTTCAGCGATTGTTGCTGTCGCCCATTCCCCTACTCCGTCTATTGTTAATATTGCAGAGGTTTGAAAATTTGAGGTATAATAGGTGAAAGCTGCATGGGAGAGGTGATGATCGGTATATGAAATTTTACCGGTATATCCGATATTCTGTAAAAGGACTTTTGGTGAATTGGCTTCTTGTTGTTTAAGAAATTTACGTTTTTGAAAAAATGTTCTAATTGGTCTTTTTTTAAACGTAGAAATCACCCTATCTTTTTTAAGTTCTGGGTTTTCATACCAACATACTTCGTCTATATCTTTTAGTTTAATATTTGATTCATTAAGTAACCATTTAATTGAGTTAATCGGGAAGGAAGCATCATGTTTTATTTCTGTAAACCTTTCTTCTTCTACAGCATATATAACTTTACCGTGTCTAACCAGACAGGCTGCTGAATTGTGATAAAAAGCAGATATACCTAGTTGTATCATAACTTTTATTTTTGTTTCTATAGAAAATAGTATTTATTTCTATATTAAACTATTTTTATTGATTTACTTTCAACTAATATCTTAATTTTAGTTGATACCATTTCTATGTCTTTAGCAGTTCCCTTCGGAGTCAATTATTCCGTTAAAAAGTAAACTTTGGTTGTTATTTTCCAATATTAAACGCGCTTTGGCGTTACTTAAGTCTGCTCCTTCAACCGCTATTTTACATTCAAAATCTTCCTCTTTATCTTTATATATTATATGCATAATACTATTTAGTTAACTTATTTAATATAAATAGAAAAAAACTAATGTTATCTGTTTTTTAAAGGTATTTCAATGTTTAACATATTGGATAAAATTAAATGTGGTCATGATAGGATTCGAACCTATGAATCTTCTCGTTATGAGCGAGCTGCCTTACCAAACTTAGCTACATGACCTAGCCTTTTTTAGAGTTTTGAAATAGAACTCAAGGACAGAACGACCTATAAACTATTTTGGAAGCGGGGGTCAGACTCGAACTGACGACCTGTGACTTATGAGGACACCGAGCTACCACTGCTCTACCCCACGATTTTTATTTTTCCCACAATGGGTTTCTAAAGAAGCATTACAATTGGGACATACTATTCTTAAATTTTCTAATAAATTATTTTCTCTATCTCCATCGATATGATCCAGTATTAGAGATATTTTATTACCTTTCCAAATTTCACCTTGAGTACATATTTCACAAATGGGTTTTTTGACACCCTCTTTATATAGTTTATATTTAAAATTATTACCATTTATAGTTAAAAATTTATCTTTTACTAAATAATCCTCAAGTGGTATTTTTTTAACATTCTTACCATATTGGCTTTTAAAATGGGTTTTGTCAATATTTAAAGTCTTAATTTTTTTAGAAACATATGTAAAATTCCCATTTGTTCTTTTAATATTTAAATTTTCAACTACCTCCCACAGGGATTCAGAATTATTAACTATTTCTTGTAAATATTCCTTACTATATCTCATTTTATTATACGTATTGTAGAGGGCTTTAAGACAACCAAACCTCAATATGCTAATTAAAAAGGATTCGAACCTTAATCCTGCTTCCACTTTCATTCCCGTCATCTGCTAAACGCAAATCGTAAAACTACTTCCTTCTGCTGTGCACCATTACACTATAATTAATCAAAGGATTGCAATCCTCCATAGTAAAGTTAATTACTCTTTACATTTGCGGCCTATGAGAGTTTCAATCTCTCTACTCCACCGTGACAGGATGGGATGATAGTCAGTTCACCAATAGGCCAGTTTCACTTAGTGAGGATACTAAGCTAGATTTTAACGGTTTTATTTACTTTCAAACAAACACATTAGTGTCTTACCACATTAAAAAAAGTCAAATTACTGGGAGGCTCTATTACCTGCCTTTTTTCCTCAGAGAGTGGCATTGAGGATGTCCACCCTATTATCCCTATTTATTTTATAGACTCCATAGATGTCTTATTAAGTACCTCTTACTTATTGTGGGCCGGACGAGGTTCGAACTCGCATACTTTTCGTTGCAAACGAAGTGCTAAGCCAGTTTAGCTACCGGGCCAAATTATTAAAAACTCTTTGTACAAATTTCAGTGTAATATCACGCTCTTAACGCTATGAACCTAATCACCAATACCTTTACAATAAACACAACTGCTGATACAGTCTATAGCTATCCACTTTCAATTGTGGTCTTTCTCGCCTTTTCTATCAGGGAATGCTTTCACTATGTCTATCTTTAAGCAAAGAATTTTTAATAAAAGTACTCCTGGAGGGTATCGATCCCTCTACTCTACCGTGAAAGGGTAGTGACTTAGCCAGTTGTCGACAGGAGCATTTGTAACTTTTGTAATATTCCCAGAGTTACCAACTGTACCAACCTACGATTTGGAGAGCATCCACGCCTATATGAGTGTACCCGAAGGTATTTGTTATTTCAACTCATATCTGTAATCTCTATCTTCGATCCCTTGTACTTCGGGCTTTTGAGCGAATAGAGGGAATCAGACCCTCGTCCTCTGGGTGGAAGCCAGATATAATAATCACTATACTATATTCGCATTAAAAGTAAACATTGACCTCCCTC